CTGTTCGGTTCAGCGCTCAGACCACCCCCACCACAGGCTTGCCGCTCACCGCGTAATCGGCCTCCGCGTCCGCCGACAGCAGCTTCTCCAACTGGCTGAGCGGGCGCGGCCGCAACTGGTAGGCTCCGGGATACTTGGTGGCCGGATAGGCTTTCTCGAACGTGCCGGCGTTGATGCGGCGCGCGCCCGGCTTCACCTGCACCTTCAGGTTGCCGGCCTGGTAGGTGCCGACCGGATGCGAGTCGAGAATCAGGGATTTGAGATTGTCGATTTCCTCCTGACGGGACGCGATCTCGGCCTGCAGTTCGACGATGCGCGCCGCCTGCGCGGCGAACAATCCTTGGCGCAATTCCCCGTCCGGGTTCACGGCCTCTGTGTTTTCAATGGTTGATGGAGTCATTTGATGTGCCTTTCACGATGATTTGGGCGTAGGTGGGATACCACGCCGTCTGATGCTTGGTCTGGTTCGTGTGCCGGTTGCAGCAGGTGACCGCCTCGTCCAGTCCGGTGGGCTTGCCGAGCGGCCCGCATGTCCTGCAACGCGGCATCCAGAGACGCCGGTCAGGCATCCTGCCTGTCCTTGGAGGTGAGTCGCAGTCCGGCTATGATGTCCGCCGAAGCGTCCGGGTTGCGCAGCAGCTTCGATATGGCCGCGCCTTCCTTGACGGTCAGTTGGGCGATGGCGATGGCCGACGTGACGGCCGTATGCTGCTCGTTGGTGAGTATGATCTTGTCGGACAGCAACAGTTTGGTGGCCTTGTCGATGAACGTGGATGCGGCGTTCGTGATCCCGTTCGCGGTCGGCACCAGGGCCGCCAGTTCGAAGCTCAGGTCCTCGTCGGATACGAGCGCCTGTTGCACCATGCGTGGCTCGTTGATAGGCTTGCTCATGATTGTTTCCTTTCCTTCGGCTCCCATTCGGGGAGCGGCTTGATTCGGATATAGAGATGTGGTTCGTATTCGTGCCCGCAGTACGTGTATGGGTCGCCGCTCTTGCGTTTCCGGTATTTGCCTTTGGCTCCGTACACCCATAGGTCGGGCATGCGCTTGGTGGCATGGGATTCGACGACCTGCGCGTCGTCCACGTAGGCAACGCCGTTCAGGGAATCGAGCACCAATTTCAGGAGGTTGTCGAGGTCGGGACGGCCGCGATGGCTCATCCAGAATTCGGCCTCCAACCTGACCGGGCACTGGTATGGTTTCGCCTGCGGGTATTTCAACCGGAATTCCGCGAACAGGCGTTCCTCCGCCCTGACGGTGCGTTTCGGGGTCATCGCGTGCCCGTTGTAGACGCGGGGACGCCCCTTCGGCACCGGGTCGCCCGGCAGGCAGAGCGTGAACTCACTTGGCTGTTCCATCAGCGCCCCACTTCAACAGGATTCCCACGAACACGAGCGGCAATACGACCGCCAATGCGAGCGAGCCGGTTATCATCCACTGCGGCGTACCCACCGGACTGGGGATGCGACTATGCGTGCCGGCGAAACCGACCAGCCAACCCTCGCAGAACGTGAGAGCCAGTAATACGGCCGACTTCTGCCCGTCCGTCAACCTCAGTTTCGGGCGACGCATGCGGTTCTTTTTGCGAAATGCTTCGAGGCTCATTCCGCCACCTCCTTGCGTCTGCGTTGGATGGCTCGCAGCAGGGTCAGCGACTGGCTGAGGATCATCGACGCTTCGAACGCCAGCTGGTTCTCGCCCAGGTCGAACAGCTCCCGTTCGAGTGAGCCGGCGGCGTTGTGCACGTCGCTGGCCACGTCGACGACGTGCTGCCACTGGTCGGCCGGGTGGAACAATCGCTCCGCCTCATCCGCATTCGCGTCCGTGTCCGTGTCAGGTTCGCATGCCGGGCAGTCGCACTTGTTGGGTTCCGGCTGGCGCGTCTCCTCGTCCAAATCCTTCTCCAATTCGACCTCCGTATCATTCAGGAGCTGCTCCATGAGCTCCTTCAGCGACATGTCCTCCGGAACCTCGACGCCGATGGCGTGGATACCGCTAATCTTGTTGTTTGACATCACTTGTCGTCCTTTCAATGTGATTGGTGATGTTGGTGCCGGCGTGAACCTTGGACAGTGCGACGCCGGCACCTTTTCCTTTTCTCCCGGTTTCGAATCCGGGAAACCCTTATTCGCCATAGACCAGCTCCTTGCGGCTTATCGCGCACCGCCGGTCCCGGTAGTCGATGACCTCCTGTGGATTCCAGACGAGCCTGCGGCCTACGCGTTTCGGCGCGGGCGGATACCGGCCTCCCCACTTGTCGTGGCACGACCACACGTAGAGACTGCCCTTCGAGACACCGAGGAAGCTCGCCACCTTGGCGATCGGCCAGCCGTCAAGAGACGATTCGATTTGATGACTACCGGCCATCACGCCACCCCCTGAAGCCGGCCTTGGCTACGCCCGTAAATGAACCGGTCGATGAACCAGTTCACGCCCTTGGTGGTGAACCGCGCATACTGGCGGCCAAGTTTCCCGTTCGTCTTGCGGGGCGTGATGGGCTTCAGATAGCCGGGCTTGATGGCCTTGACGGTCGGCGCTTTCGACCGCAGTTCGATGTAGCCGGCGCCGCGCAGTATCCCGTACACGGTGTCGCAGTTCATCTGCTTGTCGATGGCTTGAAAATGACGGGCGGCCTGTCTCACGCTCATCGTTCCGTCTGCCGAGACGAACGCCTCGCCCAACAGGGCGAGAGGTTTCATCTCCTCGTTGCGGCAGCGAAGTTCGAGATTTTCCCGGCGGGCTTCGCCGAGCAGGCGGGATTGAATCTGGTTCGCCTTCGCCAGAATCAACGACTCATCATTCATGCAGTTGGCCTTGAATCGGATGGCGGCACCCTCGTTGAAGTACCTGTCCAGGGCGTCGGCGGCTTCACACTGGTAGGCCTCGATTTTCTCGCGTAGTTCCGGCTTGACCTTGCTCGGGTTGATGCCCGCGAGCCACATGGTCATCGTGCGACGGTCGATCATCGCCATCTCATAGGTTTTGCCATCCGAGCCAGTCGTGGGCATGATGACCACAACTGCCCACTTCTTCTCTTTCAGCTTTCGGGCCTGAGTTTTGTAGTCCACGCCGAGGTTTTCGCACATGCGCCTCAACGACGCCATCCACGTGTCGTTCTTGGCAACGGCTTCGATGGTGTCACCGTGGAACGGGACCTGAATCAGGGAATCGTTCATTTGAGGCCACCGTCCTTCGCGTCCACTGAATCCATCTGTTCGATGCTTTCGATGTTGTTGAACGGAACGATTGTCGTGAAATCTATATCGGAGGAAGATTCGTCCTTGTCGAGCCATTGGGCTTCGTAGAACGCGAATCCGACGCCGGGAAGGACATCCACGTCAGCCGCGAACAATTGACGATGCCCCTTGACACCGGTTTTGATTAACGTCGCCACGCAGGGGAAGTCGTCGCTCCACCATGAGGGGAGGTCGAGGGTTTCGATTTCCTTGTTGTCGGTTAGAATGGTGTTGTTCATTTGAACCTTCTTTCAATTGATCTCGGCATCCGTGGCGGCGGATGCCTTTTTCATTTCCTTGCTGTCTTCGGTCTCCACCGTGTTGGCGGTCAGCCAATCCTCGATGTCGCTTTGTCGGTACAAAACCGTTCGCGGCGTCGCCTGGATGTAGCGGGGCCCTTTCCTCTGGTAGCGCAGCTGGGCCAGATGATTGGGCTTGAGCCCGTAGTGCTCGAAAACCTCCTTGGGGCTGAGGGTCGGACTCATGGCAATTGCTGGCATTACTGAAACCTCCTTTCACAGGTTTTATCCATTAGAACTTGTAAAAGTGAATATAGCACAAGTTTTAATAACTGGAATCTGTATACCTTATCGGCGTGTCGTGTTCTAAAATTTAAAACATGAAGATAAATAAGGTTATTGGTGCTTATTTGAAGGCCATAAGGCAGGAGAATGGCTTCACGCTTGATCGCGTCGCGACAGAGGCGCGCAGCCTTGGGGCAACATGGACAAGCTCTAAGATCAACGCTTTAGAAAAAGGTATTTCAACAGGTTCATTGGCGAACATGCTGATTCTTGCCAAAACATTAAGCTCTCTTACCGGAGAAGATATTAGATTATCCGATCTGGCCCTCGGCGATGGTGTTGTTGAGCTCGACGGGGACGCCTCCATATCTTGTTTTGACTTACGCAGAGCGCTTGCCGGCAAGCCTTTTGAATTGGAGCCGGTCCAGACGAAAGTGTCAGAAGACCCAGAAGTCCAAAAAATCACCAGAATGGTTGCCTCTTCGGTCGGCGACCTTATGCAGAAGGTCTCGGACAAGCTCTTTTTCGAAGCCGCGCGACTCGACGGAGCTGCAGTATTGAATACAGCTCCCACGCTTGCAGAGCAAAGAGCTGCCAAGCAGCTCGGCTTAACGCCCCGGGGCACGGCCGCTTTATGCCAGCTTGCCTATAATCAATCGTTGGACGAAGAGGCGGCGCAGCGCGCCGGAGAGCATGCAACGCCTCAAAAAAGAGGGAGGGAAACCCGCGTCATTAGGGCAGAGCTTGAGTCGTTGTTGGATTACATTCTCGAAGCAAAAGATTTGCCAGCAAGTTGGCAAGATGATTACGATGACGATTCTTTGCGACGTGCTGACAGCATGTCGATTGTGAACGGGACCTACACGCAGCCAATCGAGACTGATGGATTCGAATCTGCTTCCGACGCCGCCTATCTCGATCTTGCTGCGAAACACGGTGATATCGAGCGCGAGCAGGAAGCATACGAGGAACTGCCGTGATTGATGTGGAGGCCATCGCCTGTAAATGGGCCAAGGTATACGAACTGCCATTATCTTCGAACCTCGAAGGCGGTTACGACGCGACCAGCAACCGTATCCTCATTAGCGACCGGCTCACACCAATCCAACGCCGTTGCGTGCTCGCACATGAGATCAGTCACGCCCGTCACCGCGACGTAGGATGCAAATGCGACTCCGCAACCGAGCGGAGAGCCGACATGGAGGCCGCACGCATGCTCGTCAACCAGCTCGAATACCAGTCCGCCGAGATTATCTTCGACGGCGACGAATATGCCATAGCACGCGAACTCAACGTCATGCCCTGGATAATCCGGGCATACAAACAATGGCTGCACGACAGCGTGGCCGTCTGAAGAAAGTGGGAGATAATTATGCGAACATTACGAAAGATCATCGGCGTAATCTTCTATTTGATTGCGGCGGTTGCGTTGATTCTGGCGTTCTTCTGCCTTGTGGAGGGTTTCAAAAGCTCCAATTGGTTCGGGGGAATCGCTGCCGCTGTCATCGTGATAGTCGTCGCGCTTGCGGCGTTCGTCATCGGATGGTATATCGCCAATCCCGGCGAATGGGGAAAAGCGACCAGTACGACACCGGAGAAAACGGCCGACTCTAAGTCCCGGAAAGAGACAGCCCCACAAAGGCATGTCGAAACGCCGAGACTTCAATCCGCTGTCGAAAAATCAACACCACAGGCCGAAGCCTCTCCCGCAACTCATGTTCCATTGGTTCCAATCAAGGCCGAACCAAAGCCTCCGGCGAATGCTTCCGCGAAAGAGCCGGTCGTATCCTCTCCGAGGATCGCGGTCAAGGCCAACGCTTCCGCATCGCGCGTCGAGACCATCGACGGCTCGTATATCGGAAAGGTTTATGTATACGACCCCAAACCGGCACTCAAGATGAGGGAAGGCCAGGAGACGCTACTACAGGTCTGCCGGCGCAACGTCAAATTGAAGAGCGCGCTGACCCGTAATACATGGAGTTCGGGCATCGATTCCGGTTTCGCGGTCGAATATAAAGGCCGGCCATTTGGGGTGGTGTTCAACGACATCGCGGAAAGACACGTCAGAGCTCTGTTCTCCGCCGGAGCGCAGACCGTCAATCTGCATGCGATACGCGAGGGCTGGTACCAGCGCGGCATACCGGAAGTCGCGGTACTTTTGCCAACGCTCGATGAGGCGCGGAGAAAAGAGCAGGGGAACGATGCCCTGGATGATTACAGCCTGCGCGAACAACTGGGGATTGCGGCCCTCATGCCGGACACGGCCTTCAATATTTCACAAACCAACTGGCTTGCCGACCCCTCGCTGGTGCCGGAAGAGGGATACGCATTGTTCTCGGCTGATGTGGCTTATAGTCCGGTGCCTGAAGGCTCAAAGGCGAAGCCTCATATCCGTATCAGTGACCATGCCACCCATGCCGTTATCGCCGACATCTCCGCCCGCTCAGCAGATTACGGCATGGCCAACATCGTCGTAGATAAACATGTGAGATTGCTCGTATCCAAACGGTTCTCCGGCTATAAAGCTGAAGCATTCTCCGTTTAAAAAAAAGAAAATTGCCCTGCCGGCGTTGCAGCGCCAACAGGGCGGTTGAAGAATCCAGCTAGTTCAAGAAAGGAGGACGCTTCGCCTACCTATCATAGCCGATAGGCCTGGCGGAGCTATACCCGAAATGTCAGAAGAACGCGAGTGTGCTGCCGAAGTAGTTTCCGCGCTCCTGCGGGGTAAACTCCAGGGACAGCAGATGGTATTCCGGGTCGTCGGGATCCGGCCCCTCGTCCATGAATCCGAATCGTGTGAACAGGTCCATGCTGGGCTTGTTGCGCGGATCCACCTGGGTGAGCACGAGTGGCGTGCGGTTGAAACGCCAGGCATCGTCACGCAGGCGCACGATAACCGAGGAGAGCAGAGTGTCTCCGAGATGTGTGCCACGCACCTTCAAAGCGGTGGTGATATACGAGATCTGGTAGACGCCCTCATGCTCATCGGTCGTTTCCACGGCTACGCCGTATTCGCAGAAGCCGACCACGTCATCATGCAGGGGAATATCTCCGGATACGACAAGAAGCGTGCGCATGATCCCCTTCGGGGTCTTGCGCACGCTGAGGTCACGTATGTAGCGTTGCGGGTCCATCGCCCATTCGGGGCCTCCAGGTTCACAGCACAGGAACTGCCTGAGGGCCGTCTGATGGTCTCTGGAGCATTCGCGCTCAATGACGAGCTTCAGACCCATCGATGGTTTCCTTCCGGGCCTTTGCCCTGCGTTCCATGTAATGGCGGGCGCTGCGGGTCAGCTTCATCCATTTCTCGTCCACGGCGTTGCGTGGCTTGCCGTCCTCGGGCGGCACGTATGCCGGAATCGGCTTCACGCCGGTATCGGTCATGGTCATGGCCGTCTCCTTTCCGATTTTGGCGTAAAGAGAATATTTTATTAATTTCCCTGTTATCCGTCAAATCTCATTAAAACACATTAATACCAGTTAAAACACGTTAAAACCGAAAACAAGTATGAGCGAGTGAAAAAATCATGGCGAACATCACCAGATACAGGACGGCCAAAGGCGAAAACAGGTATCGAGTCCGCTATCGGAAACCCGACGGCACGCAAACCGACAAGAGGGGCTTCCGCCGCAAGATTGACGCGGAGACGTGGGCTGCGGAACACGTCACCATAGCCAAGGCCACCGGCAGCTACATCGACCCGGAAGGCGGCAAACAACGCATAGGCACGCTGCATGACCAGTGGATTGCCGAAAAGAAGCCGTTTTGGAAGGCGACTTCGGGTTCCAACATGGACAGCGCATGGAAATGCCACTGCGAGGCCAAATGGGCAGAACGGCAGATAGGCAGCATCACACACGCCGAAGTCCAGGCATGGGTCGGAAGCATAATCGATAAGTCCGGCGCACCATCCGTCAGCCGCCCATACCAGATCATGCAGGGCATATGCAGCATGGCTGTGCGGGACAAGCTCATCTCCTCCAACCCGTGCGACGGCATCGAACTGCCGAGACTCCCCAAACGCAAGGATCGCCGCATCTACCTGACCATTACCAGACTGCTGGCACTCGCCAACGAAGCGTCGAACTGCCGGAAGCTGGGAGAGGAGCGCCGGGCGCTCATACTGCTATTGGGCTTCTGCGGGCTGAGATGGGGCGAAGCGGCCGGATTACAAAGACGCGATCTCGACTTCGACGCCGGCATACTGCACGTGCGCCGCAACCTCGTATACGTCAACGCCAAATGGGCCGAGGGCACCCCGAAGAACCACGAACGCCGTGACGTGCCCATGCCCCGCATAGTCATGGACGCGCTCAAACCGATATGCGAGCAACGCGAACACGAGGAGCGCGTGTTCCGTGACGTGCGTGGAGGCCCTATCCGCAAGCAGAGCCTCGCCCGCGAGACGGGATGGTGGACGCACACGCTCACCCGTCTGGGCTGGAAGCGGGACGATTGGCCGGTGCCTCACGACCTGCGTCACACCGCCGCCTCGTTGGCCGTGCATGCGGGCGCGAACGTCAAGGCCTTACAGAGGATGCTGGGCCACAAGAACGCGAGCATGACGTTGGACGTGTACGCGGATCTGTTCGACAGCGACCTTATGGACGTGGCCCGTCTGCTCGATGCCGCGGTACAGGTGGAGACGGGCGTGGAAGAATGTGGGCAAAATGTGGGCAAAAACGTTTTGAAGCCCGCCTGAAACCCTTGAAAACGTTGGAATCACGCCATTCCTGCGAATGGTGGTTTCTTCGCAAGTTGAAGGACGCACTGAGCTGAGAACGGGTTGGAAAATGGCCTCTTTGCCTTACGGGAGTAGGGCTGAGCGGCTTTTTCGTTTTAACCGGTTTTAACGGTTTTTAACCTGTTTTTACGGAAAATGTGGGCAAAATGTGGGCAAAAATCGAGCCCGCGAAGCCCTCTGCCACAACGCGAAATCGGCCCCGTCCGGCAGCAGTCAAGCTCTGTGCGAGCTGTC